GGCAACAACGTTACCGCGAAAATCCAGGAGCGCATCAACATCGCGCTGCCGGACGAGAACGGCGGACACCCGCTCTGGGTGTGGAAGGACCTGCCGTGCGACTAGACTTCCACCGCGACATCTACCTGCCCGCCCCCTTGGTGGCAGAAGTCCGGGCCGTGAATTTTTCCCGGCTGGTTTACACCCGGCACGCCGCCGAGGCCGCACTCCACGACGGGCTGCGCCCGCACGAGCTGCCCGTTTCCCTGGCCCTGGACGCCTGGACCATCGTCCACGTCGAGACGTGGTTCCGACGCGCCAGCGGGGTCCTGGTGAGGCGGGCGCTGCCCTCCCGCCCGGGCTGGGACCTCGTCTTGGCGGTGTCCCTCCCGGACTGCCGGGTGAAAACGGTCTGGCTGAATCGGGCGGACGACAACCACCGCACGCTGGACCGAGCACGATACGTGCCAGCCCCGTGAAACGCTACCGATTAACGCGGGTGACCCGAACGCACGTCTGGATAATCAACCTTGCGTTTGGCGCCTGCTCACGGGCACGCCAGCGGGGGCTGTCGAGGCGCATACCGATTGACGAATTTTTGCGCGACTGGGAAAGGCTGCCGCAAAAAGAAGTGAGAAAAAAGCTTGCGGCCCCTTGACGGTTTGATGGTCATGTGGCACTTTTACAGGTAGTCGGTTGAGGCGCGCACCGCCGGGGATAGCTACCTCGAACGTGGGCATGGAAACAGCGGACGGTTGCAAACGGGACGCTGTGAAAATGCCGGCAGAGCGGTGCCCGCCTCAACTGACGCGAGGAACAGTGGAAGGGACGCGAGACAACAGGTGGCGAAGGGCCGGGTTTGTCCCCGGAGCAAAGCGCCTGCGCGAACTGGAAGCTGGTGGGCTGCAAATAAGCCCTGGAAGGGACCGGTTGCAAACTGTCCCAGAGGTTCGATTCCTCCCTGCGTCACCAATTTTTGAGTGGTAGAACGGGTCGCGGGCACGCGGCCCGATTATTGGGAAGGCAACCCGTTGCATGCCGGGGCGCCAGGGGCTCGAAACCCCCGCCACTCCCCAAATTTTTTGCGGTCTGCTGGCTTGGTCGCACTTGCCAGCGAGTGGAGAAACCCTACAACCGGCCCAAAATGCCGACGCGAAAGGTGAAAAGGTGCCACTGCCCGATACGCGACGGGGCCGCAAACTTTAATTTGACAGCACGCGCGACCTGCGCGACATTGAGCCATGAACGAAACCGAAATTAAGATTGAAACCCTCCTGCCCTGGGGCGCGGCCCGTCGGGTCCGCCTGCAAGACGGAAGCGAGCGCATCCTCCGCACCTCCCTGTCGGCGCCGTCGTCCTTCTGGGACTGCTGGAAGCAGAACAAGCCCGTGCTTCAGGCCGCGGGTATCTCCCCGAAGCGCCAGCCGAACGGCGCCTGGATAGTGAATTGGTGGGCCGCGGTTGACCCCGTCGCCGCCAAAGCCGAGCAGGCGCGCCGGTCCGCGGTGGCCGAGGCATCCCGCGCGACCGATGCGAACGTCGAATTTCCCCGTCCCGCCGGGCTGAACTACCTGCCTTACCAAAAGGCCGGCGTGGCGTTCGGGCTGGACTGCTGGAGCGCCAAGCGCGGCGTGCTCATTGGCGACGAGATGGGCCTGGGCAAAACTATCCAGGCCATTGGGCTGATAAACGCCACGCCCGACATCAAGTCCGTCGTCATCGTCTGCCCAAACACGCTCAAAATTAACTGGTCACGCGAGCTGAAGCGGTGGCTAACGCGCCCAATGTCGGTCGAGGTGCAGTATGCCAACAAGCCCTTTTCCCGGGCAGACATCGTCATCGTCAATTACGATATCGCGCACAAGTTCCTGCCGGCGTTTGCTGACCGGGACTGGGACCTCCGCATTTGCGACGAGAGCCAATACATCAAGAACCCCAAGGCGCGCCGCACGAAGTCCACGCTCGCCATTCGCGCCGCCCGCAAGGTCGCGCTCACCGGCACGCCCATCGAAAACCGCCCCATCGAGCTCTGGCCGGTCCTGAACGACCTGGACCCCGTTGCGTGGCCCAAGGCGAGCTTTTTTCAATACGCGCGCCGCTACTGCGCCGCCAAGCAGAATGGTTTCGGCTGGGACTTTTCCGGGCACTCGAATGAAGCCGAGCTGCAGCATAAGCTGCGGTCCTCCATCATGGTCCGCCGCCTGAAAAAAGATGTGCTCAAGGAGCTGCCGCCGAAACAGCGTCAGGTCATCGAGCTGGACGCCGCCGGCTGCAAGGAGCTGCTCGAGCTGGAATCGCACATGGTCGAGGAGCGCGAAGCGGTGTTGACCGAGCTGCGCGCCCGCGTTGAGCTCGCCCGCGCTGGCGAGAGCCGCGAAGAATACGCGGACGCGGTGCATGCGCTGCGTCGCGGGCAGGGCGCCGCGTTCGAGGACATGGCCGAGCTCCGGCACAAGGTCGCCGCCGCCAAGCTGCCGCAGTGTCTGGCGTTCATCGAGGACGCGATGGAATCGGGCAAGGTGCTTGTGTTCGCGCATCACCTGGACATCGTCGCCGGCATCGTGGCGAAGTTCCCGCAAGCGGCGGTCATCACGGGCAACACGCCCGCGGCGAAGCGCATGGAACAAGTGGACCGCTTCCAGACCGACAGCGAGTGCAATATTTTCGTGGGCAACCTCGCGGCTGCCGAGGGGCTGACGCTGACCGCCGGCACGCATGTAATTTTCGTCGAGCTGCAGTGGGTCCCGGGCAAGCATGCGCAAATGGAAGACCGCGCGCACCGCATCGGCCAAAAGGACAGCGTGCTGTGCAGCTACTTGGTTTTGGAGGGCTCGCTTGACGCGCACATGTCCCGCACCATCGTGGAAAAACTGAACGTCATCGACGCCTGCCTGGACAAAATCACGGACTGGTCCGAGGCCGAAGTGGAAGAGGTCGAGCCTGTGACGAAAGTCCGCCTCACGTTCGAGCGCGTCGCTGCGGAGGCGAAGCTGGTGAGCGACCGTTGCGTGGAGCTGGTCCATCAGGGCATGAAGATGCTGGCCGGCGTGTGCGACGGCGCGTGCAAGCTCGACGACGTCGGGTTTTCCGCGGTCGACGTTCAAATCGGGCACGCGCTCGCGCACCGCACGAGCATCACGCAGAAGCAGGCCGCGCTCGGCTGGAGAATCCTTTGCAAGTATCACCGACAATTGGGCGCCGCGTTCATCGCGGAGCTGAAAGCGGCTGCCGCAACCAAGGAATAATTTATGACCAAAAAACAAAAAGCAGAATTGGAAAAGTGGGCGAATCAGCACGGGTTTGTTGCGGTGTATTTCGGCTGCACATATTGCGGAGAAAGACGCGACGACGACCGGGCAGACGGGACGCATTTTTTTATCACGCTGGTTAAACCCTTCAAGGAATAATGAAAACCATCTACGTCCTGACCATCCTCCGGGAAAACGAACCGCCGGAGGTTCAAAAAACCTGTTTTTGGGAAGCCGTCGAAGAGACGCTGCAAAGCATAACGGAGCTGAATGACAACACCATCATCTTTGTGAATGAATACCATGAAAAAAAGTAAACCCCTCTCCGCTCGCGCTCGCGCGGCACGGCTCAACGTCCTGGCCGATGGCCCGGGCATCTGGATACGCGGACGCATGGCTTGGCGCTTCAAGTCCAGCTTCGGCGAGGTGCTCGTGAGCCGGATGGGAGACACCGCGGGCTTCGTCCCCTTCCCGGGCGCAGAACGCTACGAGGACGTCCTGGTGGACATCAATGACCAGCCGCTGCCGCCCGAACTTTTTGTTCCAAATGAAAAAATCTGAACTGGAAAAAGCGCTGGACGCGCGCTTCGCGGAAATGAATTTCCCCGAACCCTCGAACCCTGACATCCCCATCGTCCTGCGGCTGCACATCGCCGGCTGCCTCGCGCGCTTTTACAACGGCGCGCTGCTCATTGTGGACCGCCGCGAGGACAAGCTGAAGATATACACGCGCCCATGAAAACCCTTTGCCAAATAGGTATCGCCGTCCTGGGCGTCACCGCCATCTTTTTGAGTCAGGACAAGCGCCCCAAATGGCGCCGCTGGTCGTCCGTCCTGGGGCTGTGCAATCAACCGTTTTGGTTCGCCCTGACATACCACGACAGGCAATGGGGGGTTTTCTTCCTGTGCTTCCTGTATACGTGGTGTTGGTTCCGCGGCTTCAAAGCAAACTGGCTTGACAAAACGGAAAAAGTCCACACTGGTAAGAGTGAATGAGCAACAACGTGATGGTCGGAGAATTTTTGGTCGATGGCGCGCCGTGCACCGTCGAGGTTCCCTGCAACGCGGTCGGCGCTGCCGCCAAGGAGGTTTATAATGACCTGCTCCGCGAGGTCAAGAAACTGCACCCGGACGCGCAGACCGTGCGGCGCGTGGGCAGCAAAATCGAGAAGCGCAGCCGCGCGCTCATTCGCCTGACGAACGGGCAGACCGTCCGCCAGCTGTTCCCGCAGAACGGCGACGAAAAGTCCCTGGTGCTCGACGTCGGGCAAGTGTTCTTCCACGGGGCCGCGTGCACCATCGTGCTGCGGTTCAGCCGGGCACAGGACCGCGTGCACATCACCTTGCGCGACCGCCTCCGCGGCACGCCGGTCAACCTGACGGGCGGCTTCATCCTGGGCGGCGCCCTAGCATCGAACCTCGCGCAGTCCATCACCACGTTGCTGGGCTCCACCGCCCGCGAGCTGAAACTGAGAATCGAATGAAATTCTGTGCGAATAGCCTTTGCGCGTTCCACACCGAGGCCGGGGACAACAACTGCCTGGACTGGGACATCGGCCACAAGCGCGTGCAGGTCCGCCAGCTGACGATTGTGGACGACGCCACGGGGTGCCGCCTCGCGCTGTGCGAGGTGTGCGCTAACGCCGTGGCGATAGCCAACGAACTAGGCAAGGGCGCCACGAGCGCCGCTGCCACGGAGACAAGCCAGAACGAACCGAACGCATGAATACCGAAGAACGAACCCAAGCGCGCCTGGGGGCCATTACGCGCCAGCAACGCCGGGCCACCGAACGCCACGCAACCAAACGACCGCCGGCCTTGCTGCTCCCGTCGCACTTCACCGAGACATCTTTCCTTGCCCGGCTCGAGGGGCGGTCTATCGCCTACCTGAACCGGCAAGAAAGTCGCCTCACGCGGCTGCTGGCAAATTGTGCGCGTCTCATTTCGGAACATGGCGGGGTGGGGTCCGTAGTCGACCAGATGGTCAGCCCGGACGCCCGCGTGTGGCAGCGCCAACTCGTTCTCATTCAAGGGGTTATCGCGAAACGCACCAAAACCCCCGCCCGACGGGATGCCCGGCCCCTGCGGCCCCTGCGGCTCCAACGAAAATTCAAAGCGTAAATTGGAATCGTTTCCAGCTGAAATTTTTTTCCATGAATCCAGACTTTTATGCCGAGCTGCGAAAACTCGTTTTGGACGCCCGTGTGCGCAACCAGCTTGAGCGGCTGCTCGCTGCGGCGCAATGCGTCGCTCGCTACCGCAAGGTGGACCCGCTCGAACGCCCCCATGTGCACCAGCCAAATTCCGACAATGACATCACCGGACCAACATGCTAATGAAAAACCTATCCGACCGAAAACTTCCGCAAACGTTCGCGGAGCTCCACGAAGCCATCCTCAAAGCGAAGGCGGAATATGGCGGCGCGCCGCTCACAACGACTGGGCCGACACCGAGTGGTTCCGAACCTGGGAAAGACTCGCTGGATGTTCCCCCGACGGTCGGCCCAATGCGTATTTACATCCTCGGCCCAATGCGAGGCATTGACCAATACAACTTCCCGGCCTTTTACGAGATGGCCGAGAAGCTTCGCAACGCCGGCTATGAGGCGGTGAACCCCGCGGAGCTGGACCGCCAGGACGGTTTCAAAATCGAGTCGCTGCCCAAAGACCACGACTTCACGAAATACCCCGAGGGCATGAACGCCGAGGACGTGGTGCGCCGGGACCTCAAGGCCATCATGGGCTGCGATGGCTACATCGCGCTACCCGGCTACGAGAAATCCAAGGGTGCGACCGCGGAAAAATCCGTGTTCGACTGGCGGTGCTCGCCGCGGCTCGCGCTGGTCAACGGCAGCTTCGTGCGAATCAAGAACGACCTCGCACCGATGCCGTCGTCGAACCCCAAGGACATCGCCGGCACGAAGAAACCGCCGCTGCGGCTGCTGCCCACCATCGCGCTGTTGTATCTCTCCCGGGCCATGGCCCTGGGCGCAAAAAAATACGGCGAGTGGAACTGGCGCGCAGCGAAAATCCGCGCGACCGTCTACGACGAGGCCGCCCTGCGTCACATTTTTGCGCTGCTCGACGGCCAGGACACGGACGAGGAATCCGGACTGCCGCACGAGGCCCACGTGATGGCGTGCATGGCAATCAAGCTGGACGCCGCCGCCGTCGGCACGCTCATCGACGACCGCAACAAGAGCGGCAAAGTGCCCGAGCTCATCAAACAACTCACGGAGAAAAACGATGTTCAAGTGGCTGCGAAATAAGTTCAAGTCCCGCGCGCAACGCGACCGTGAGCGCGGGTATTACAGCAGCATGCCCCGCGTGGGTAGTGCGCACCTGCCCGTGCACGAGCAGCTCGACCAGCTGCTCGCCGAGGCGAACCGCGCCGGCATCGACCGCGAGCGCGTTCCGGCGCCCGCGTCGCGCATCCGACCGCGGACGCCCTGGGGGCGGCTTCGGCTGTTCTGTCAGCTGTATAAAAAGCGGCCCAACGCCAAGGAATTCCTTGCCATCCTTTTCCCGTCCGAGTGGCTCCTGGAAAAGCTCTGGCCCAAGTGGGACCCCGAGGACCGGAACGCCATCGTGGCGCCGCCCGCCGGCTATTACGACGTGGACACCGGCAACGTTTACGACCACAACCACAAATTCCTGCGATGTGTAAAAAAGCCGATAACGTGGTGAGCGACGCGAGGCTTTGGCGCTATGTGGAGAAAACCCTGAAGCGCTACGCTCGGCGCTGGGACCTCCCGCTCCGGCGCGTCAAGCTGCTGGCCCCGGACAAAGACTTTTACGGGGACTGCTCGAACGACGGGCGCATCCGTATTGCGCTCCGAAACGGCAAGGGCCGGCTGCATGCGTATCAGCTAATCGACGTGATGGCGCATGAGCTCGCGCACCTGCGCTATTTCACGCACGGGGCCGACTGGTTCGGGCTGCACCTTCGCGTGCTTTCCTCGATGCACCAGGGCGGCGTCTATGACCGCCTGCGCAAGCTGCGCAAAAAGAAGTCTTGACAATCCGAATTCAGCCGCCACCTCTTATGGAAGAACGTGAAAATACTTCTCTCCCTTCTGTTGGCGGCAACGGTCCTGTGGGCCGACGACGAGCCGATAACCCCTCCCAAATCCTCGGTCGTCCTGAGCTGGCTCGAGACGGTCGACCTGATAAGCCTGCGGCTGCACTACGAGGTGCCCGGGACGGTCAAGGAAGGCCCCGAGGACGAGTATTACACCGCCCCGACCCAGGAAGCCATCGACGACCTGATGGCATTTTTCAAAGCGCGCCGGGAAATGATTCCCTGGATAGAGGACACCTTCGACTGCGACGACAAGGCCACCGAATTCAAATACCTCGCCTCAGTGTGGAGCGTGCGGCGCTGGCATGGCAACGCGCCCGGGGTGCTCGTTGGCAAGGCATACGTCCGCTTGGACGGGGACTACTGGCCGCTGTTCCCGACACACGACTGGCTGACCGGGTATCACGTGCTGAACTTCGTGGTGCGCAACGACGGGGAAATCTTTTTCATCGAGCCGCAGACGGGCTGCGTCGCGGAAGTGTCGTCGTTTATTTATGACGGCTCCATCGAAATCGTCCGGCTGGAATATTAATCCCGCCTGGGAAACGGCGGACTACCACGTCTGTTTTTTGTTCGGCGTTTGTCTGCCGGCGGCGGTCCGCAAATGGACCAAATGGCGGCGCATCAAGTGGCGCCGGCAACAGCTCCGTAAACAGGGGGTCCGTTTCTGGTTTCCAGACGCGCTACCCGACCCGCGGCTCAACAATTTTCCAATTCATCCCGACTACTACCGAGGGGAAATATGAAGGAGATACCCCTTACCAAGGGAAAGGTGGCCTGGGTGGATGACGCGGACTATCCTGCGATGTCCGGGTATAGCTGGCATTTTGCGGGGGGATACGCCGCGCGAACCATCTCATGCGCCGGACGAAAAACCAAGTTCTATCTTCATTGGCAGCTGCTTGGAAAGCCCGTAGATAAACTTCAGGTCGACCATCGGGACCGAAATCCGCTGAATAATTGTCGGGCAAATTTGCGAATCGTAACCGCGTCTCAGAATTTGATGAATCGCAGCTTTGGCTGCGGGCTTTCGGGTATCCCGTATGTTTCTTTTTGCGCGGCACGGAACAAATGGCAGGTGATGGCTCGTCGTGCGGGCAAGAACATTTTTTTCAAACGTTTTGGAACAAAAATCGAGGCTGAGCAAGCCGCGACCAATTTCCTGAAGGGGGGTGTTACCACATGCCTGTAAAAGTTAAAAAGACTGGTAAGTGCTACAAGGTCACCACGCCTCACGGCACCAAGGCCAAATGCACGTCGAAGAAAAAGGCCGAAGCGCAGAAGCGTATCATCGGCGAAGCAACCGCTCACGAGAAGATGCGTGACCGCGTAATGGGGTCTTGACATTTTCGGAAAAGTTCACACTGGTTAGAGTGTAGAATATGTCGAACGCAGCAACACGAGTCCATCATCCTTATTCCCCGAGCACGCTTCAAGCGCGCGAGGCTTGCCCCTGCTGGGAAACCCGTCAGGGAACCAGCGAGGCCGCGGAAGCCGGGACGATGCAACACGACGCTGCGGAACAGGGTTTGGACGACCCGCGGCTCTCTGATGCTCAGGCTGCCGCGGTCGCCCAATGCCGCGACTTCTGCGACCGGCTCGCGAAAAGTTTCCCGGGCTGCACGGTCCTGAACGAGGAATACTTGCCCGTCGACAACGAGAACACGACCGCCGGCTACATGGACTGGGGACTGGTGACCGCGGACGGGCTGCACGGCGAGCTGGTGGACTACAAGTTCGGTGCCCACGCTGTCGAGGACACCGACAACAACCTTCAGGGCATCGCCTACGCGCTCGGGCTGCTGCACAAGTTCCCGACGCTGCGCGACATCACGGTAACTTTTTTACTCCCGCACCGCGACGAAGTGGACCAACACACCTTCGATATGACCAACGCGGACGCGCTCCTGCTGCGCGTCAAGACGGTGGTGCATCGCGCCATTGAGGCGAAACGGGCGGGGGACTTTCAGACGGCATCCCCAAGCGTGTCCGCGTGTTCCTTTTGCGGCGCGCTGGGGACCTGTCCGAAGGTCGCGGAGCTGGCGCTAAAAGTCGGTCGCAAGTATCGGCCCATCGACATTCCGAAAAATCTCACGCCGTCGATAATGATGGACCCCAAGGACGTCGGCCTGGGGCTGCAAGTCGCGCAGGTGCTGAAAGCATGGGCCGAGGCATACCGCGCGCAGGCCACACAAAAAACCATCCTGTCCGACGACTTCGTGCCCGAGGGCTACAAGCTGGTGTCGTCCGTGAAGCGGCACGTGCTGCCCGGCAAGGCTCGCGAGCTGGCCAACATGGCCAAAGAATTTTTGCCCGAGGAACAACACGAAATGGTCGAAGCGCTTTTCGACATCTCGCTCGGGCCACTGGAAAAACTAATCTCAGCTGCCGCGGAACGCGGTAGCAAAGAAGAGACAGTCAAGGAATTCGGGGAGTTAATCCTCGAGGCCGGCGCCGTGGAGGAGGGGGAGCCCTACGCTTACCTCCGCATGGACACGACTGGAAAAGCAACAAAAACCAAAACACCAAAAACCAACAATGAGTAACCCCAACATGTCATTCGTCAAAGACGGCGTGGAAGACTCCACAACCCCGGTCGGCGAATCCTGCCCTCCGGAACAGGACCCCACCCCCGCCGGAAACGAAGTCGCCACGCGCGAGGCGCAGCCCGGCTTTTTCGACGAGGACAACATTCGCTACGAGGACATCGTCTTCCCGCGAATCAACATCGTTCAGTTCGTCGGCAAGATGATGGCCGAGGAAGGCTTCCCGCCCGGCGCCATCGTCCTGGGTGGCCAGAGCATCCTGCACGAACCCGCCGGCAAAGACGAACCGGCGACGACCCCGCTCAACATCACCGTCATCGGTTTTCGTCCGCTGCAATACTCGGAGAAGCTGGCCGGCGGCAAGCTCGGCGTGCTCGCTAACAGCGAGGCCGACGTCGTCAAACACAACGGCACCCTGTCGTGGAAAGAATGGGATGCCTCGAAGTCGAGCGGCAAGCCGCTGCGCTACTTCCAGACGCTCGCCACCGCGCTGCTCCTCGTGGAGAAGCCGACGGACTTCCTGGACCCCGACCAGCACGACTTCCCTTACGCGTTCGCCGCCGAGGGACAGCCGGAACGGTTCTTCACGCTCGCTCTCTGGGGCATGAAGGGCTCGGCCTACACCAAGGGCGCGAAGCCCATCCGCACGCAGCGGAAAATCGGGTCGCTCCGCAAGAGCTACCTCGCACACGCCTGGACCCTGACCACGGTCAAGGAGTCCAAGGACGACAATTACTACTTCGTGCCGAAGCTCCGGCCTAGCACGAAGAACAGCGAAGTCTTCCAAGACTTCATCAAAGCAATCATCGGCGCGCAGTAAGCGCCGTTCGCCACGGGCGGGTCGGGGGTCTATCGTTCTTCCCCTCGACCCGCTTTTTCGTGATTATGAGCTACGACCTTCTTGGTTTGACAAAGCGGCGTGCCCGCAAGGCGCATCCCTGCATCTGGTGTGTGGAGAAAATCCAGCCGGGCGAAGCGTATGAGGACGAGGCCAGCGTTTTTTATGGCGAGTTACAGCGCCAACGATGGCATCCCGAGTGTCATGCCGCAGCCCAGAGGTATTTTCGAGAGTCCGGTGAAGAGGACTTTGAGCCGCACGCCTGTAAGCGGGGGATGACGGACGAACGGTAAATTTGACAGGACGCGGGACCTGTGCGAAACTCCGGCATGAAGAAATTGAAGCCGTTGAAGATTCGGAAATCCTGGGGCACGATGTCCCCGGTCACCAAAGTGAAACAATCGGCCAAGCGTTATAGCCGGGCCAAGAACAAGAGGAGCAACGAATATGGCGAATAAGAACAGCCTGCGCCGGAAAGCGGCGGCAGCCGATGCGTTCGGACGCATCAAACACAACCACGCGCGTCAGGATGACGCGGCGCTGGCCGACAGCGTCGGTCGCAAGGCCCGCATCAGCAAGTGGGCCAAGGTCGCCGCCAGCGGCAACAAACCTCAACGACAAGGTCCCCGATGAAAACACTGACCGAACTGCTGGAAAAATTCTGGCGCAGCGGCGCAACCTACCCCAACCAACTGCCCAAGCGCCCGGGCACCAAGCTCGTCGAATGGAACGGGCGATATTTCCTAACCATCGCCAACGACGACCATACCCTCAAGGGCCTTCCGGACCTGAAGGGGTGGCCCTGGCTCGGAGGTGACAAGTGAACCTCCTGGCTTCTCTCATCCGCATCGCTTTTGGCGTGCTCACCGGGTTCGGCATTGTGCTGTCTCTCTTCGTGCACTCCTCCCTGGGGCTGTTGTTTTTCCTCGCCGCCGGGTTCCTGTTGTTGCAAGGGGTGCGCCGATGAGTGAACAAACGTTTGAACAGAAGGTCCGCGAGCTGGCCGAAAAGGGGGTTCTGCGCATCATCTCCGACGGCGCCTGGGTGCAGCCCGAATATTCCAGTCGCATTCAGCTTCCTCGTGACCTGATGAACGAGGTTTGGGCGCTGGTGGACCAGAAATCGCTGAAGAAAAAACTCGCAGGCCGAATCGAGCAGGAGCTTGCCGACCGCGTCGTCAACGCCATCGCTGCGGAGCTGGCGACGGACATCAAAGCCATCCTGTCGGTGCCCGAACGTCGCGAGATGCTTCGTGCGCTGGCCCGAGAACACCTCACCTCCATTATGAAGGCCGGACAATGAACGACCGTTTAATCGTCGAAACCCACGCGCGGGAATACCTTCTCGCCTGTTCCCGGGCCAACCGCGCCGGCAAGTTCGAGCGGGTGAGCCGCGAAGCGCTGGACGAGGTCAACGCGCTGGTGGATATGGTCATCAGGCAGGTGGAATCCAAGGTCCCCGAGCCGCTGCACTCGCTGCCGCCGACGCCCGAGAGCTATCGCATCATCAGCGGATACGCGCTGGAAAAACTGCGCGACCGCATTGAGATGGCCGCGCGGAAAATCATCGCCAACAAAGTGCAGCGGCTGCCGTCCGTTGGAATCACCATCTGACAACCTTGGATGGCGGTGAACGCCTTCCCTCGCGCCAAGCCCACGGAGGGGCTTGACATTTTCCGAAAAGTCCGCACTGGTTAGATTGTAATGAAGATATCCCATCTCGGCTTCGACTACGAAACGTTTTATGACACGAAGCTCAAATACGATATCAAGCACCTGGGTGCCGAGGGCTACTGCCGGGACGACCGGTTCGACCCCTACCTTTTATCGGTGAGCGACGGGTCCAATTCCTGGGCCGGCTCACCGAATGACTTCAACTGGGACACCCTCGATGACCGCAACTTCACGGATGGCGTGACGCTGGTCGCCCACAATGCTCAGTTCGACAGCACGGTCTACAACGAGACGGTCCGCCGCGGCTGGGCACCCAAGAAAAAAATCACGTGGCACTGCACGGCGAACCTCAGTTCTTATCTCTGCAACCTCCGCTCGCTGGCGGATGCGTGCGAACATCTGCTGGACATCCGGGTGGACAAGTCCACGCGCGAGGAGGCGAACGGCAAGACGTCTGCGGAGCTCAAGGCCGACGCCGCCGGCTGGGACCGGATGCTGGAGTATGGCCGCGGCGACGCCTACCACTGCTGGCTCCTCTGGAACAAGTTTGGTCCGCAGTGGCCCGAGCTCGAGCGCGAGTTGTCCCGCATCACCATCGACCAAGGGATGACCGGCGTGCAAATTGACGTGCCGCTGCTCGACGAATACATCCGCATTTGCGAGACGATGGTCATCACTTGCCAGTTCGCGCTACCGTGGACCGCGCAGGGCCACCCGCCCACGTCACCCAAACAAATGGCCGCGGAGTGCCGCAAATGCAACATCCCGTGCCCGCCCGTGAAATCGCGCGACGGCGTGGATGCGTTTGACTCGTGGGAAGCGGAATACTCGCCGCGGTTCCCGTGGATAAAAGCCGTGGGCGACTGGCGGCAGACGAACAAGCTGTTGACCACGCTGAAGACTTTCAAAATCCGGGTGCGCCCGGACGGCACGATGCCCTTCGGCCTGAAATATTTCGGCGCGCACACGGGCCGCTGGTCCGGCGACGCAGGTTTAAATTTTCAAAATTTTCGCAAAGTCCCCCTCTATGCTAACGCGAGCGGGGTTTTGGTCGACGACAAAAAAGACGCGGTGCATACGTTAGACGTGCGCCGGCTAATCATTCCCCGAACATGACACCAATCGAATTCCGTGAACAGACGCTGGTCATCGCGAAAAACCAGCCGCCCTATCTGCCGTTTCCGGCGCACTATTCGTGCGCGACGGGACGGGTAACCGCATGTTGGAAGCTCACATGGCGAGAGCGGCTGACCGTCCTTTTTCGGGGCCGCGTGTGGCACCAAATTTTGACTAGTGGAACCCGACTTCAGCCGCAGAAGCTGACGGCGGATAAACCTGCGGAGGTCGCATGAAAATGATAGTTAGCGACCTCAGCCAAATCGAACCTCGCGTTCTTTCCTGGCTAATCAACGACGTCGTTGCGCTGCGCGCGATGGCTGATGGTGACTCGCCTTATGTCGCACACGCCAAGTCCACGATGGGCTGGGACGGCGGCGACCTGAAGAAAGAAAACCCCGGCATGTATGCGCTCGCCAAGGTGCGCGTGCTGGGCCTGGGCTACGGCGCCGGCTGGCTGAAGTTCATCACGATGGCCAAGTCGATGGCTGGCCTGGACATCACCAAGGACGACCCGAAGTTCGAGCAGAAGAAAACGCGCGACGGCGAGCTGTGCTGGAACGAGGACGGCACCCCGAAGATGCGGTCCGGCTACGGGGCCACCTCGCGCCGCATCGTTAAGGAATTCCGTGACTCGAATCCCGGCATTGTGGCGCTCTGGCGCAAGCTGGACGAGGGCTTCAAGGCGGCGTGTGGCGGGGACTTCCGGATGGAGCTGCCCTCGGGCCGCACGATGGTCTACCGCGACGTCCGGTCGGAATGGCGGCTGGTGCCCGAGACGGATGACGACGGCGAGCCGACGGGCACGATGAAGCGCAAGCTGGTCTATACCGCGGACGTCGGCGGCATGCGCTCTGTTTTTTACGGCGGGCTGCTCTGCGAAAATTTGGTGCAGGCGACCGCGCGCGACGTGTTCGCGTTTCACGTCGTGCTGTTGTCCCGCACGCCCGGCATCCGCGTGCTGTTCACCGTGCACGATGAAGCGGTCTGCGAGTGCGCGAGCTACATCACCGCCGAGATGGTGAGCGACATCATGTCGACCTGCCCCCCGTGGCTCCGCGGCTGTCCCATCTCTGCCGAGGCAAACGAGGTTCCCTGCTACTGCAAATGAACCTTTTCTCTCTGCGCAACCTCAGCTCGCACGAAGTCACCCCTTGTGTGCCCTGGGAGTTTCCACCGGAAAATCTCGCCAAGGTCCCGCCGGACTGTTTCTCGGATAAAAAGGCGCGCGATGCCTGGGCCAACCGTCCGAGCACGACGCATCAGATGTATTCGTGCTACCAAGGCGTCAACCCGAACCTCCGCATCAGCAAAGAAAATCCGCCGTTCGACGGTCGGGCGGTCCCCATCGACGTGGACTGCAAGCTGACGCGACCCGAGCTGGATGGCGCGCTCGAGCGCATGGGGGACCGCAAACCGAACTACATCGAGACGACTTTTTCCGGCCAGTATCGGCTGGTGTGGCTGCTCGAGGTGCCCATCGCTTTCCTGGGCGACGCGGACTATGCCAAGTTCATCCTGCAGCGCATCCACGAGCTGCTGCCGTATCGCCAGTGCCCCGGCGTGGACGAGCCGGCGGTGGAGTCCGTCACGCGCTATTACACGAACGGCTGCCGCTGGGAAAAAATCCACGACGTGCCGCTGGCTAAAGACTTGGTCCTCGGCTGGCTCCTCAACAAGGTCAAGGAATTCAACTGGGGCGGTGTCAAGGACGCGGTAAAAATCCCGCTCGATATCGTCGCCGCGAAGATGGCGGAAAAGTATCCGAACTTCGTCACCGCGTGGCCCGGCGGTCCCGCGGAGTTCAAGAAGGACGCGCAGGGTCCGACGTTCTGGGAACCCGAATCGGAGAGCCCCAAGTCAGCCATCGTGAACGAGGAGGGCATTTATTCGTTCTCCAAAAGTGCGCAGCACAAGCCGTTCATGTTGTGGTCCGACTTTTTCGGCGCGCAGTTCGTCGCTGAATATCAGCTGAAGCTGATGGGCAACGCGGTCGAGGGAATTTTTTACGACGGCAAACAGTTCATCCGCAAGCAAGGCACCGGTCACTACATCTTCGGCGGCGCGGACGACCTGGGGCGACACCTCCGCTGTGAGCGCGGGCTGTCCGACCGCCGGCCCAAAGGAAAAAACTCTTCGTCGGTGGATGACGCAATCACGCACATCCAAAACAACGGACTGATAGAATCCGCCGGTAGTTTCTCCTTCTATCAAAAAGGTATCATGCCTATGCACGGAAAAAGGTTTCTCAATGTTCACAATCGCGACGTGCTCCAGCCGGCGTCCGGGACGCAGAAGTGGGGCGACAACTTCCCGTTCCTCGCGAAGTTCTACGACGGCTGGCTGACCAGCGGCGAGGCGCTCGAGGCATACATCGCCTATCTCGCCTACGCTTACACCTCCGCGTTCATGCGCAACCCGAAGCCGGGACAGGTCACCTTCTTCGTCGGTCCCCCGGCCTGCGGCAAGACGCTCAACACGCGCTACATCGTCGGCGTGCTGTTCAGCGGCTACGCGGAGTGCCAAGACTGGATAATGGGCCGCGACCAGTTCAACAGCGAACTGTTCGAGGTGTTCATCTGGGCAATCGACGACAACATGATGGGGCTCGACCCGCGCTCACACCGCATTTTCACCGAGATGCTGAAGCGCGCTTGCGCGAATCAGGCGTTCCGCTCGAACGAAAAATTCCGCAAAGCCGGCCTTATCGACTGGTCCGGGCGTATCCTCGGCTCGCTCAACGATGACCCGGACAGCCTGCGCGGGCTACCCGAGACAGGCATGTCGAACCTCGACAAGCTGAATCTTTTTCGCTGTGTAGCCAACCGCACGGACGGCTTTCTTTTTCCGGACCGCGACGAATTAAATCGCATTCTCGTTCGGGAGCTGCCATACTTCGGGCGGTATCTGCTGGACTACGAAATCCCGGCCCGCCGGCTGGGAAAAGAAAAGCGATACGGACCAGTTCACTACCATGATGCATCGCTCATTCAGGAAGCCAATCAGTCGTCGTCCGCTGCCGCCATCGGTGAGCAGGTCGACGAGTGGATGCGCCTTTACTTCGTCGAGCGGCATCCGGAGAAAACTTGCTGGGAAGGGACCGCCTACCAGCTTTACATGTCGATGGCCATCGACTGTCACATGTCCGAGGCCATGGGCCGCACGACCGCGGAGTCCCTGGGCAAGATGCTGCCCGTGCTCGCGCAAAAAGGTTTCGACATCAAAATCCGTGGCGACGAACATCGCCGCACGTTCACAATTTGCCGCGGCAACCGCTACCCGCAAGGGCCGATAGCCAAAGCAATCTCACAGACCCCAAACAACCCATACCAGAAATGAAGAACCTAATCGTGGGATATTCAGACCGGCCCAACCCGACGGGCTCGAATCGAGCGGAGGAATACCT